GGAGTGTGACCATGGACGTGATGATTCTTGGCGAATGGTACGAGAGCGTTCGGGGATTGCCTGACCGTGACCGTCTGGCATGGTTCGATGGGATCTTCCGATACGCGAACGACGGCACGCTTCCGGCTGCCGGGGATGTCTGGGGGAATATCGGCGTCGGCATGGCCCGGCGGATGATTGACGAGCGGGCGCGGAAGTCACGCGCTGGCAAGTCTGGCGGACGGCCTAGGAAAGCAGACGGAAAAGCAGACGGAAAAGCAGAAACCGAAACGGCGAAAGCAGACGGAAAACATAAAGAAGGAAAAGAAGGAAAGAATGAAGGAATGAATGAGCGCGACAGCGCGCGCGCGCCGTCATTCGACATGGTGAAATCTCATGTTGCCGTCCACTTCTGCCCGCCGCCGCCGGATGATTTCGTGGCGGACTGGTATCGTCGCATGGGCGAGGGCGGATGGAAAGACCGCAACGGGCACGATCTGGCCGCGCGCGGACGTTGGCAACGGGAGCTTTCCGTATGGTGGACGCGGGAGAAGGAAAAAAATTCTGCCGCGCGCGCTTCCATTCAGGCGCGGCCCATGCTAATCGGCGCGAACGGCGTTCCGCTGAATCCTGACGGCGAACAGGGGCCGGAATTGATATGACCGTCACAGAAACAGAAACCGCCCTTCTCGGTGCCGTGCTGGCCGACGTGCCCGGCGCGCTGCCGGTTGCCATGGCGCGCGGCGTGCGCCGCGAATGGTTCACGGATGACGTTTGGGCCGTGACGTGGGATGCGCTGGCCGCAATCTGGGATAAGGGCAAGGCGGAATCCGCCGACGAAACGGTGGTATTGAACGCCGCGCGCCGCCTGGCGGCCAAAGATTCAGATCCCACGCTCAAAGACCGCGTGAGCGCCGCGCGCTTCTCTTCCGCAATCGAAAGCGCGGGCGTGGCCGTGGACGCCTATTGCCTGGACTTGAAAGACGCCTACTTAAAAAAGAAACTGCGCGCGCTGCTCAATCGGGAAATGAAACAGGCGGAAGCGTCCAGCGCGGACGCGCTCGGCGTCTCAATCCGCGCAGGGCTTGACGGACTTCTGGAAGAGGCCACGGCGGGGAAGGAAATCGCCGTGCGCGAAGTCTACGGCGGAATCATGGATGAATACCGCACGGCGTACCAAAAGAGAATCATCGAGAAAAACCTGGACTGGACGCCGGGCCTACGGATGCCGTGGGTGGAGCTTACGCGGATGATGAACGGCGTTCGGCCCGGCTTGCATGTGCTGGCCGCGCGCCCTTCCGTCGGCAAGACGAGCTTTGCCGTCAATCTCATGCGCTATTGGTGCGACGTTGGCGCGCGCGTTGTATTCTGTTCGCTGGACATGCCGCGCCGCGAAGTGTTGCGCCGATTCCTGGCGGAGCGCGCCCGCGTCAGCATCAGCAAGGCGATCTATTCGCCCACGCAGACGGATCTTGCCGCCATGGAGCGCGCCATGGACGTACAGGCCGGACTGCCCTTCTCCGTCGTGGAAACGCGCGACGTAGACGAATTAAAAACATTCTGCGCCGTGCGCAAGGCCGCCGGGAAGCTGGACGTTGCCGTGGTGGACTATCTGCAACTGCTACACGCGCACGCCCTGGGGCGTGAAGACGCCGTGGAGTATGCGCGGATTTCCTACGTTTCAAACGCGCTGAAAGAAATGGCGAACAGGCTAGAGCTTCCCGTGATTGCGCTGTGCCAGTTGAACCGGGAATCCACGAAGGCGGAGCGCGCCGGGCAGATGCCGGGCCTTTCAGACTTGCGCGGAAGCGGCAGTATAGAACAGGATGCCTTCACCGTGGCAATCCTTCACCGCGACGCCGGAACGGTGGAAACGTGGAAGACGCCCGGATTCGAGCCGACGGGCCTTGTGCCTGACGGCACGCGGGAACCGGCGAAGATTGTAGATCCTATTTGGTGGATTCTGTGCAAGTCACAGAACGGCGGAACGGGCATGTATCCATTCGTTTCGTGGCGGCCATATTTCAGTTGGATGATTGCGGACTACAACGCGCCAGCAAACGCCGTCGAGCGCGGGGCCGGTGCGACGAAGACGGTAGTTGCGGACAATTCGCCGAAGTTCAAGCGCGTTCATGCAGACTGGCGGCACGATCCCATGGAAAACGTGCTGCGCGCCAATGGTGCCCTTCTGCCCGAAACGCCGCTACATGAACCGGCGTCCGCGCCGCGCGCCGCCGCTGATTATGATTATGACGCGGAAGACGAAGAGCAAAACTAAAGCAAACCAGGAGCAAAAACGATGACGGAAAAGACGCACAAAGAGCGCATGGATTATGGCGCGTTTCTGGACGGGAAGCGCGAGCGCGTGGAGCCGGTGGGATTCGACGTGCCGGACGCGCGCATATCTTCCCGGCTGTTCGACTGGCAAGCGAAGATCGTACAATGGGCCTTGCGACGCGGACGCGCGGCGCTGTTCGAGGATTGCGGCCTGGGGAAGACGGCACAGCAAATCGAATGGGCGCGGCACGTCAGCGAACATACCGGGCGGCCCGTGCTGATTCTTTCGCCGCTTGCCGTGGCGGATCAGACTGTGCGCGAGGGCGTGAAGTTCGGCGTGCGCGTGACGAAGTGCGCAACCGGCGCGGACGTGCAGCCGGGCGTGAACGTGACGAATTACGAAAGGCTGGAGAAGTTTTCAACCGGCGTATTCTCCGGGATCGTATTGGATGAATCTTCAATCCTGAAAGCGTACAACGGCAAGACGCGCGCGGCAATCACGGCCTTTGCGCGTGATATTCCGTTCCGTCTGTGCTGTACGGCCACGCCCGCGCCCAATGATTTCGTGGAGCTGACCAATCACGCGGAGTTCCTGGACGTGATGAGCGGAAAGGAAATGCTCGCCCTATTCTTCCGTCAAGACGGCAACAGCACGCACGCCTGGCGCTTGAAGGGCCACGCAAAGCGCTCATTCTGGATGTGGATGGCGGAATGGAGCATTGCGATACGCCGCCCTTCCGATATTGGCTTTTCGGATGACGGGTACATTCTGCCGCGTCTTTACATGCACGAAGAGAGCGTCACCAACACCGTGCATGACGGATTTCTGTTCGCCATGGAGGCGAAGACGCTACAGGAGCGCCGCCAATCGCGCCGTGATACGCTAGAAACGCGCGTTGCGCGCGCGGCGGAGCTTGCGAACAAGTCAAGCGACCAATGGCTTATCTGGTGCGACCTGAACGACGAAAGCGCCGCCCTGGCGCGCGCAATCCCGGATTCCGTGGAAGTCAAGGGGGCCGATAGCGCGGACTTCAAGGAAAAGGCCCTGAATGACTTTGCAATCGGGAATCTGCGCGTGCTGGTGAGCAAGCCGTCAATCGCGGGATTCGGGATGAATTTCCAGACGTGTTGCCATGTGGTGTTCGTGGGCTTGTCCGATTCATACGAAAGCTTCTACCAGGCAATCCGGCGTTGCTGGCGTTTCGGCCAGACGCGGCCCGTTGACTGCTATGTGATTTGCAGCGACAGCGACGGGGCCGTGGTGGAGAACATCAAGCGCAAAGAGGCGCAATCATCCGCCATGTTCGAGGAAATCGTCAAGGCCATGCGCGGCCTGGGCGACATCGGCGCGCTGAAACGCAATGAAATGACATACGATCCGCACGCGCCGATGGAGATTCCCGCGTGGCTGGTGAAAGTGGCGTGATTTCTTAAACCTAAAAGGAGCAAACACGATGACCAAAGTATTAGACCAATGCGCCGGTGAGCGCTTCCACATCTACAACGGCGATTCCATAGAAGTCTGCCGCGACCTGACGCCGGATAGCGTCGGCTTGTCCGTCTTCTCGCCGCCCTTCCCCGGCATGTACGCCTACACGAACAGCGCGCGCGACGTGGGCAACGTGAACGGCTTTGCGCAGCTTGTGGAGCATTTCGGCTACCTGGCCGATTCGCTTTTGAAGATCACGCAGCCGGGCCGAATCTGCGCAATCCACCTGACGCAAGAGCCGGTATTCAAGGGCCGTGATGGATACGTCGGCTTGCGCGACTTCCGGGGCGACATGATACGCACGATGCAGGATGTGGGATGGATCTACTATTCGGAAGTGACCATCGACAAGAATCCCATGCTAAAGGCAAGCCGCACGAAAGAGGCTACGTTGCTGTTCAAAACGCTTGCCGCCGATTCATCCATGAACCGCCCGGCGCTCGCCGACTACCTGGTGGTATTCAAGAAACCGGGCGAGAACGGCAATCCGATACGCGCGGGCATTTCGGAGCGGTACGGCAACCGTGACGGATGGATCACAAGTGACGAATGGTGCGAATGGGCCGCGCCCGTCTGGTATAGGGCCATGCCGAAGGAGAAATCACCGCATTATCCCTTCCAGGCAAACTACCCTTCCCGTCATCAGGCCACGGACGGCATAAACGAGGGCGACGTGCTGCGCAATTTCGTGGACGGGCGCGACAATGAAGACGAAAAGCATCTTTGCCCGTTGCAGTTGGGCGTCATCGAGCGCGCCGTCAAGTTGTGGAGCAATCCCGAAGACGTTGTGCTTTCGCCGTTCATGGGCATTGGAAGTGAGGGCTATGTGGCCGTGCGCCACAATCGGCGCTTCATCGGTTGCGAGCTGAAACCATCGTATTTCCGCGTTGCGTGCCGCAATCTGCGCGACGCGGAGGCCGCGCGCATCCGAAACGACGAGGATCTATTCAGCGCCGCGAGCGAAGAGAAAGGCGGTGCGCAATGATATTAAACGAGATCGTATCAGCGCTCATTAGGTTTGAGGAAAAGTACAAATTCCCATATAACGACCTTGCCATCATTGTTCGTAACGAGACACGAATGGAGATATTGCGCGAATGGCTTAGCCCATTAGGGGCATTCTTGGATATAGATAGTGTTACCATCTTCGGAATTCCGATGATTGCAACTTCAAGCATGAAGGAATCATTTTGCATTGCCTTCATGCCTGGCCGTGAAGACAAGAAAGGCTGTGAGGAATGACCAACTGGAAAGAGATTTGCGCGAAGTGCGCGGACGGCGAGATTGAGCCGACGTACTGCGAATACTACGGCGAGCCGGACGGGTGCAACTCACCTACACGCGGCGAACATCCTCCAGTCAATAACGCGGCGGAGATGCGCGAAGCGCTGGTTGCGCTCCGAGACGCCGCACGGAATTTCTACCACCAGATCCTGAACTCGAAATATAACGACATAATGGACGAGTACAAATGTCGAGAGCGGGGATTTCCCGCTTTACTCGATCTGCGCTATGCGATTCCGAAGGCAAACGCCGCCCTCGCCGCGCCCGCGCGGAATTGTGACGTTGGCACGCCGGATGAGCAGACGGAAAGATATAGCAATCATTGCGAGAGCTTCATACGCAAAGACGGTTCAAAGCCGTGCGCTGAATGCCCTTGTTGTGGCGTGGTGCAGTTTGGGAAGTGTGAGTTTGCGTGGGCGCAGATGCCGTACACGGAGGGCAAACAATGATTGTTTCGGAAGTGACATACGACACCTACCACAAATATGAAGTAAAGTACATCTGCCACAGTTGCGGGAATGAAATCTGTGACAATCGCTATGTTTACTGCCCGCATTGCGGCGTGAAGTTCGAGAAGAGCGGACATCCCGAAAGGCTGGATCTTGACGAGGGGTATATCTGCGGATTGATTGCGCTTGCAATCGTCAACGGCGGATTCTGCGAAAACGGGCAAGCCTTCATCAACAAGGGAAAGTATCTTCGAGATGAGGGGACTTTCGGCGTTGGCGGAGTCTGGGCCGGATGGAGAAAATCAGCAGAAGAGAGTGATGGTGCGAAATGACCGTGGTGATGACATCCGTGATTGAATGGCGCGAGGGGAAGCCGTATGCGCAAATCTACTGCTACACGGCGGCGGAGCGCGGAGACGAAGAGCGCGTGCGCGACGTGAATCACGCCGTGGAGATTGCGCGCGGGATCGTCGGCGACGGGCCGCATCTGAAAAGCGGCGTGCCGACGAAGGGCCTTGCGCGCCTCTTCGACATCTACATCAACGTGACGCACACGCGCAGGGGCACGGCGCAATACCGGGCCGATTACCGGCGCTACTTCGGATGCCCGGTGCGCGTGGCCGGTGAGATGATGGACATCTACCGGGAAATCAAGAAGGTTTTAAGGGGCGCGCGCGATTCGCTCCGCGAACGGCGCGCCGCACAAGAAAACAAGAAAGGATAAAACCACATGGGCAAGAAACAGCAAATCATAGAAGCGGCCATTGCGAAGATCCACGCAGAGGCCACATGCAAGGCCACGCGCTCGCCGCAGTTCATGGCGGACTTCGCGGAGGCCGTCATCCGCCACATGGCGCAAGAGTTGGAGGGCGCGCAATGAACATGGATTTGGATTATGCTTACAACATTGCGACGCGGTGGACTTCCGATAACGAGGAAGACAGCACATACGGCGTGGCGTTCGTTCGCGGTGAAGATGGCGTGTTCCGTGTCTACGCAACGGACAAGCGCGCCGCAATCCGCATCGACATCAAAGAAGGTGGCGGCATGAAAGACAGCGTGCCGGATGACTACCCGATTGACGGGGTGCGCAAGCTGATGGACAACTGGCCGGAAGAGGGAGCGCCCGGCGTGGACGCATACACGATCTACGCTGCGAATCTGAAACGCGCCGTCAAAGCCGTGTTCATGGACTACGCCGAAGACATGCTGGAAAGACACCTTCCGCTTGTATCGGAGGCGGATTGGCCGGAAATGCTGATTGCGTTTCCTGACGCGAAACACACGAAGCTTTCCGTGGGGTACGCGCAAGGGCTTTTGCTGAATGTGACGCCCTGGACGCATCTCCGCGCGCTTCTGAAAATGCGCGGCGAATCCCGGCACACGAAGACGATCCATGTGCAGGGTGAGGGATTCCGGCTTGCCATTGCGCCATGCTTTAATGCCGAATACATGACCGACAGCATAGCGGACATCCAGACGGGCACGCTCATTCATCCGTGCCGCGAAGGAAACAGGGAATGGCAGTCGAGGTTTGTATGACTTGCGGCGTGATACAAAGCGGGATACCACTCCTTCCCGCCGTGCGCAACGTGGGCGGTGCGGTGCCGCAAGGGGGTGGTTCGTCCCCGGTTACATGCCGCACAGCGTCTTGGGATTTGCGCTACGGGCGCGCGACAAAGCGCCCTTCTAACAACTCAAAGAAAGGAAATCATAATGGCTAAAGGAAGTAAGATTGCCCTGATTCGTGAGTTCAGGTGCGAAACGCAAGAATCATATACTGAATATCCAGTAGTTGCTCTTTGCGCGAATGTAGTAGTTGACCGTGGGGATGTCTTGTATGTTGACGGCGGAATCATCAAAGACGCATTGTGCGCGGCGGTGAAGGATGCCGTCGTGTACAAAGACCGCAAGAAAACGGAAGAGGGGAAAGACAATGCTTGAAACGATATGCAGCCATGAACGGACGGCGCGCCGTCGGCATTGGTGCAACTACTGCGGAAGCCCGATATTGTCCGGCGAGACGTACCACTTCTCAAAACTTGCGGATGACGGTAGGGTATGGACATGGAAATCACATCTGCGGTGCAAAGAGCTTGCGCGTCTCATTTGGGATTATGTAGACCCTGACGAGGGCATGAGCGCCGAAGAATTCCGCGATGGATTGAGCTCGGTTGCGGGCGCGTTCGTCTGCCCGGAATGCCCGCACAGGATCAAAGACACGGATGACTGCTATCATCCGATGGGGCCTGATTGCCTGAATCACATTCACGCATTCTTCCAGGATCACAATCTTGTCATGAATAGGCCGTGGTCATGGATTTGCGTGCCGAAGAAGAAAGGCGAGGGCGAGGGATGAGTAAATCTAAATTGTGCATCGGTTGCCGTTGCAAGCATTACGAATTATTCGATGACGGCGAAGACGAGAACGGGAATCCGTATCCGCCGAATCCGTATTGCGGTGCCAAAGATGAGTTTCTTGAAGACATGGGATTTGCGGCTGAATGCGTTGCGCCCGACAAACAGGAGATTGAAGAATGAAGAATTGCTTTTTCTGTACGCGCACAGACTGCCCGCAAGTTGGCATTGACGGCATGTGGGGGGATGCTTGCGCAATGGATGATGCCTACGGGATCGTCATCAGCCCTTACGAAGACGAAGAATCAGACGATGAAACGGAGGATGACCAATGAATCAGCTTATTGCATTGTGCGACGCCATAGAAGCGCATGTGCGTAAAGGGATGCAGGATATGCGCGAGCTTGTGCAATCTGACGCATTTTGGGCGCTCAAAGATGACGAGCGGCAAGCATTGATTGCCTTGCGCCTGAAAGCCGCTTTACGGGTTGACAAAGTGCTGGAGGGCAACTAATGGAAAACACGATAGCACGGATTGTATCAAAGAAGCGCCTAATGGCCGATAAAATCGAATCGTCCGCTTCTGCCCACGGCGGCCCGAATCAGTTTCAGGCGGAGCTAATCAAGGATCTACGCGAAGAGGCGGATGAGATCGAAGAGGCGCATCAGCGTGAAATGGAAGCTCACGGAATCCAGATGGGGCAACTTGCCCGCAAAGAGGCCATGAACATTGACAAAATGATACATGGCGCAATGTGCGGACTTGCGCGCGGCGTGTTGTGGCGTGAGACGGCATTTGCCGACGTTCAATGGTATTATGCGGAATCGCGTCTGTATGTCATTCGGATAAAGCACGGGCAGCCGAACGAGCATCTACGGCTAATCAAGGCGAGTTGTCCAGATGAGGCGATTTCCCGCGCAGTATTCGACATGAAATGCGAGGATGACGCATGAGCCTGAAAGACGTTGACCTGATAGACGGCAAGAATAAACTGGAGCTTGCTATCTCACGCATAAAGGCCCATTGCACGGGCAAGAATACCCTTGTGGCCTTTTCCGGCGGCAAGGATAGCCAATGCTGCTATCACCTTTGCAAAGACGCCGGAATCCCCTTCACGGCACAATACAGCGTCACGCGCTTTGAACCGCCGGAGCTTGTAAGCTTCATCCGCGAGAATTACCCGGATGTCATCTTCCGGCGCGCCTATAAGATGACGCTTGTGGATGAAATCGCATACCGTGGACTTCCGAACAGATGGGCGCGCTGGTGCTGTGACACGAAGCACAAGAAGACGCCCGGATTTGATATTGCCGTCGTGGGCGTGCGCGCGGCGGAAAGCGCGCGCCGCAAGGCAAGATGGCGCACGTTTGGCCGGAAACCTGACGGATCGTTTTATTGTTGCCCTATTTTCGACTGGACGGATGATGAAGTCTGGGAATACCTGAATGGCAAGAATCTACCGCATTGCTCAATCTATGACGAAGGACGGAAGCGCATCGGGTGCGTCTGTTGTCCGCTTGCAACCAACTTCATGCGCGCCGACGCGGAGCGCTGGCCGAAGACGGCGGAAATGCTCTTTGCTGGATTCAGTAAGAATTGGGAAAAGGCCATTGCAAGCGGCGGCGTCACAAGCACGGGATCGCCTTATCGTATGCTTGAATGGGGCACGCCGCGTGCCGCGTTCGAGCATTGGCTGGACACGGGCATGACGATCAAGAAATCTTCCAAAGATCCCGGCGAGGATGAGCCGTGCCTATTCGCCGGAACGGGATTCAGCGAAAGCGACGGCATGGCGGAAACGGAGAATGACGCATGATATACATTGCAGGGCCGATGAGGGGTATGCCGGAATCCAACTATCCGGCGTTTCGACGCGCCGCGCAACGGTTGCGCGCGTGCGGCCATATCGTCGTTTCGCCGGTGGACATCGGCGAGGGATACGGCGGGCAAGAAAAGCTGCTGAATGACGAAGATCTTTTGAAGCGGTGCATGGAAGACGAATTGCGCGCCCTTGCCGAATGCGACACCATCTATCTGCTGAAAGGCTGGCAATACTCAAAGGGCGCGCTTGCTGAATTGAAATGCGCCATTGAGCATGGCCTTTCAATCATCCTGGAGGGCCAATACCCATGAATTACAAGACGCCCATCAGATTCACTTGCCCGGATTGCGGGGCCGTGTTCATGGCCCATTCGCCAAAGCAGAAGCGGTGCCCGGCGTGTCAGGCGCGCGTCACGCGGGAGAAGCGCCGCGAGATCGTGCGCCGCTACGCGGCCCGCCACAGCACGGCCACGCATGAACAGCGGCATTGCCGCCGTTGCTGTAAGGCGTTCGTGTCCACGCACAAGAATCATCATTACTGTTCGACCGCGTGCCAGATTGAGGCGAAGCAGGGCGCGAAGCATGTAGAGCGGCGTTGCCGCCGGTGCGGCAAGCCGTTTGTCACGCGCCGGGCGAATCAGAAGTATTGCACGCATGACTGCATGGTGCGCTGGCATCGTGAGCGCATCGTCGGCATTGAGGATTGGGATAAGAAAGCGCAAGCGGCATTTCTCATGGAGCCGATAACCGGCGATCCTTGCAAGCTTTTTCCGCAGCTTCCGCGCCGTGCCATTGCAAGACTACAACGGCAAGCACGAATTGAGCAAGGGCGCGCCGTTGCGAAGAAGACAGCAAGCGTACAACAGCAAGCGCGCGCGAAAGCTCCGCCGAAACCGAAGGCGGAGCCGTGGCAAGAGCGCGTTGCGCGGGAATTGCAGATTCCAGATCCCGACGCCCGCTTTGCCGCCGCGCGCAAGTGGACGCCGAAGGAGCGGAAGTACGCGCAGAAGCTGGCCATGCGCGGCATGGGATGGAGAGGCCCGGCGTATGGAATATGAGAGCGTGCGACAACTTGCCGCAATCGGCGTTTCACGCCGGGAAGCGGAAGCGTACATCGGGCGCAAGCTGACCGAAGAAGAGCGCATCGTATTTGACGCAGGGCGCGTAGAGGCGAAGCTTGCGAAGGCCGGTTTGCTTCCGCAATCCGGCGCGGCCCGAAAGGCGAAAGTTGTAGCAGCTCATAACGACGTGGGCGAGATTCCCGCAATCCGCCACAAGAGCGTCCGCGAGGCGTGCCGGTACAATCTGGAATTGTACGGATGGATCTACTGCCGCCGTCTGCTAGACCATCGGGCGAGCGCCACGATCCGGGATAAGTTCGTGCATCGTCTGCAAGAGGCCATTCTACACGGCGGGCAGTTCGCCGTGGCGTACACGCGCGGAGCTGGCAAAACGACATGGATGGTGATTGCAATCGAATGGGCCGCCGTTTACGGCCATTGCCGCTATCCCGTGGTGATTGCGGCCACGGCGGCCCTTGCCCGCAACATCGTGAAGACGGTATGGGCGCATATTGAAAGCTCGCCCGAATTGCTGGCCGACTTCCCGGCAATCGCCCTTCCCATCCGCGCCCTGGGCGGCGTGGCGCAGCGCGCGGCGTCGCAAACGTACCACGGGCGGCCCACGGGGATCGAGACTGGCGCGGCGCACGTCCGCTTTCCCCTTCTCCGCAATGACGCGGGCGCGCCGATGGATGACGGCAGCGGCGCAATCATCGGTTGCGTGGGCGTGGGCGGCAGCGTGCGCGGACTTCTGGATATGGGCGTGCGCCCTGACCTTGTGCTGTTCGACGATCCGCAGACGAAGAAAGACGCCGCTTCCACTTCCCGCGTGAAGTGGATTGAAGACTTCATCCACAAAGACGCGCTCGGCCTTGCGGGCCACAACCGCACAATCTCCGCGTTCGTCACGATCACGCCGCAGAAGTATGATGACGTGGCGTGCCGCATCATGTCAAAGGAGCTGCATCCCGAATGGAATGTGAGCGTCCAGCGTTTCGTGGACAAATGGGATGCACGGGGCGAACAGCTCATCCCGGAGTTCGTCGAGGCGTTCCACATCGACGTGGCAAACGACGATTTCACGCGCGCCAATTCCCGCGCCTGGTACGTCGCCCACAAACATCTTTTCGAGGGCACGATCACCATTGACCCGCTCGCATTCGACCGCGAGCGCGAAGAAGACAGCATCCACCACGCGCTCAATCTGTACGCGCGCATGGGCCGCGAGGCGTTCGAGATCGAATGCCAGATGAAAGTGGCGGCGGAGGAATCGGAATTACACCTGACCACGGACGGCGTGGCCGGACGTCTCAACTCAACGCCGGAATGGGTATGCCCGCCGGGCACAAGCTCCGTGGTGGCCTTTTGCGACGTGAACATCAAAGAGGGCGAGGGCCTTTCGTACTGCGCGGCGGCAATCGGGCGCGGGCGCGTGGTGGGCGTCATCGGATACGGGCGCTATCCGAAGACGGGGGCCCTTGTGCCGCCGGGCACAAGCGATCTTGCCCGCAAGCGCGCCGTGGCGAAGGCGATTCGCGTAGTGACCAATGAGATACGGCGGCAGCGCATCCGCGACACGAAGGGCCGCACGGTTGAAGTGGTGGCCATGGGATTCGACCGTGGATATTTGCCTGATGCCGTGTGCCGTTCGCTTTACGTCATGCGTCGGCGTGGGATCGTCATCGAGGAAATCGGCGCGGACGGGAAGAAGCAGAGATCCGTGGTGCCGGTGCCCTTCCCGCTTCTGGCCGTGCGCGGCGTTGGCGGCCCGGATGACGAGGAAAACCGGCGCGGGAAGGACGTGTTGCGCGTCGGCGATCACATCCTTGCGCGGAAGAGCGAGAAATACGGCAACTATCTGGAAGTGTTCACGCCTTACTGGAAGGAGATTGCGCGCTCCGGCTTTCTGGAAGTGCCGCTTATGCCCGGCAGCGTTTCCCTTTGGGGAGATGACGCTGGCAAGCATTGGGAATTCGCGCAAGAGGTATGCGCGGAGCGCCTGGCATTGAAATACCTGAATCCGCGTCAGCGCATGGTATGGGATTGGAAGACATACGGCCCTAACCACTACGGCGACGCCCTGACGGGATGCTTTGCCATTGCAAGCTGGTACAGGCTATATGACGCCACGGCGCAGATTGTAGACCGTGCGGCCCGCACGCCGCTGGAAGCGGATCTGTTCGATCCGCGAATCAACACGGAGATTCAGAAGAACGCCGCAGAGACGCCCGCGCCGTGGGAAACGGCCCTTCCATCGGAAACGGCGGAGCGCGTGCGCGGAGTTGTGAACAAGCCTATCAACAGGCCGAATGTAATTCACAGATTCAGAAAGGGAAGGTGGAAGCGGTGACACAGCAAATCACGCGGAATGTTGAAATCTGCCGAAACTGTGGAAGCTGGAATAGCTTTCGACTGACGCGCACATTCACCGTGCGCGGACAGAAGCGCGCTTATGCGAAATGCCGCGTATGCGGCCAGAAATCGCTTATCCTCTACCGTGAAAAGCCGAATATGTCTAGATTGTAGACTGGAAATCTTGCGGGCATATTGAAAATTGCGCTTTCCATGTAATAATGGTGGCGCAATGACACGCAAAGCGAAAATCAAGGCGATCAATGCCGCAAACGACCTGAAAGGCCGGATTGCGATATTGGATCGTGTAATAGACGAAGTGGCCACTTCCGGCTTTTCGTCAGCGACGATTTCCGCCGGAAGCGGGAGCAAATCCTACACGCGCGCCGATCTGGACAGCTTGCGGGCGCAGCGCGAAGATCTTATCAGGCAGTATCGGCACGCCGCGTGCCGCGTGACCGGCGCGCCGCTAATCGGCAAGATTCACCACTTCTGGAGCTAGTCATGGGAAAGACAGCGACAGCAAAAGCAAAGCGCGCAAAGAGCGCCACGCGCCGCCAGAGGCCGCATCAAACGCCGCAAGCCGTGCCGTCAAAGGCATCTATTCCGTTCGCGGCGCTTGACGCGGCCTCTCGGCGGCACGTCATGCGCGTGATGATGGCCGGATTGCGGAAGATGGGCGGATATTACGGGCGCGGCAAGTTCAATTCCGTATCCGGCGAGGATGTCCGCTTGCGCAAGCGCCTTCCCATCGAGACGGGGCCGGAAGATGAGGCGTTGCCGTCTTCGGAGCGGTTGCAGATAATCGCCCTGGCCCGTGACATGGCGCGCAACAGCGCCATGATGAACGGCTTTCTAAAGCAGCTTGAATTGAACGTTGTGGGCAACGTCGGCGGCAAGGCGTCATTCAAGTTCACGGATGATTTCAGTGCTTCCGCCGTCATCATGCGCGAGGCGTTCGCGGAATGGGCGTCAACTTGCGACTTCTTCGACGGCAATTCCCTGGGCAAGCTTCTCCGCATTGCCCTGAAAACGAAGTATCTGACCGGGGATGCCGTCTTTCTGTTCGATGACGGGATCATAGACGATACGGGCAAGATCCTTCTCTTCGAGGGCGACAGCATCGCGTCACTTCCAGACGCCTATTTTCGCGCCCATTTCCCCGGCTACACGCAGCGGCAGGGAATCATAAAGGACAAGTACGGGCGCAAGGTGGGCGCAATCGTGAGCGCGTCACAGCGCGGAAGATCCACGTTTGAGCCTTACGGCCCGGACGGCGCGCTTGCCGCGTGGCCGCTTCTGCGGGAGCCGGGCGCGGAATGGATAGATTCGCCATTCTACATCTACTCAAACACCTACCGCGCGAACCAGGGGCGCGGCACGCCGAACGTGGCGAGCAGCATTGACGCCATCATCGACGTTGAAGACATGACGAAATACGAGCTTCAATCGTCGAAGAAGAACGCGCAGACGCTGGCCACGGTGACATACAAGGGCGAACCGTCCGCGCCGCTTCCCGACGGCATGGAGCCGCCGCCGCGCCTTTCCGATGACGCCACGGACGCGGAGATCGAAGAGGCGGCGGGCGAGATTGCCGAAGAAGAGGCGCAGCGCCTGGATATTGACGTGCTGGAAGGCGCGGGCGTGCTGTATGACATCCTTCCGCCGGATTTGCAGATGAATCTTTTGGACACGAAGCATCCCAATTCCGGCATGGAGGGATTCGTGGGCTTCATGACGGGCCGCATCGGCTGGGCAAACGGCATGGCGAGCTTCTACGCGAGCGGCAAGGCGGATAAATCCTTCTCCGCCGTCCGTGGCGAACAGATGCTGACATGGCCCATGTTCGAGGATGAACAGCACGATTTGGAGAGCGGCCCGGCGGATTGGATTCTGCGCCGTTGGTATTCCTGGGCGGTGCGCCACGGGCGCATCAAGGCAGACTTGAAGATTCCGCCGTATTGGTGGCGTTCGGTGAAGTGGACGTGGCCGCGTTGCCGCGAGATCGACGCGGTGAACGAGCAAACGGCCATGACCGCGCGTCTGCGCAACTTCACCGGCAGCCTTGCCGAATACTACGGCGCGGATTGGCGCGAAAAGCTGACCGCGATCCGCGAAGAGTTGGATTACTGCCGCGAATTGGGAATCCCGCATCCCGCGTTGCAGACCGTCAGCGGGCAAATGATTGATTCTGATTTATTCATAAAGAAAGGAGCAATGACGCATGAAGACATTTAAGCTTGACGCCGAAATCGCGCAGAAAACGCAGGATGTTGATTTCTGGGGATTTAGGTTCCGCACAATCGGGCCGGATTCCCTGGAAACCTTTTTGAAAGGGTGCGCCGTCGGCGAGAAGGTGAAGATTGAAATCAATTCGCCCGGCGGCAGCGTGATTGCCGGATTGGCCATGGCGAACATGATAAAGAACAGCAAGGCCCATGTGATTGCGCATGTTGTGGGCATTGCGGCAAGCATGGCGTCCGTCGTGGCGTGCGCGTGCGACGAAATCCAGATGGAAGAGGCCGCTTTCCTGATGATTCACAATCCATGGAGCGAAGCGGAGGGCGACGCGGAAGACATGCGCCACGCCGCCGACGTGCTGGAATCCATGGAAGAGGCCATGCGCGCATTCTACCGTGGCAAGTTCCCGACGATGACGGACGGGGATCTTGACGCGCTCATGGCGGAAGAAACGTGGATGACCGGCGCGGACTGCAAAGAGCGCGGCATGGTATGCGAGCTTGTGCCGTCCGACGTGCGCGCGGCGGCGTGCGTGACGCGCCGCCACTTCAAACACATGCCCGAAGCGGCGGCAAAGTTCATGGAGATCCACGACGCCGCGCCGCAGGGCGCGCAGCCGACGGCCACGGAGCCGCAGGGCGAGGCCGCGCCGCAGGATACGCCGCCCACGGCCACGGAGCCGCAGGGCGAGGGAGCGCAGCCGGCGGAGCCGACGCCCGCGCCGGGCGAGAATTGGGAAGCGCGCTACAAGGGCGTCATGCGCAAGATGAGCGAAAAGGCGGATGAGATCACCGCCCTTCACGCGCAGCTTGACGGCATGACCAACACGGCGAACGAGGCAAAGGCCGTGATTGAGCGCCTGAAAGGCGAAATCAGCGCCCACAAGGCGCAGATTGACGAGCTGATTTCAGAAGTGGCAAAGGCCAAAGGCGATCTTGAAAAGGCGCAAGCCGATTTGAGCGCCGCCAATGACCGCGCCGACAAGGCAGAGAAAGACCTTGCCGCAAAAGGTGAGCGGCTTTCGACCTTGGAGAAAGCGCACGCGCTGCTTACGGCGGGCGTGCTGAAACCTGGCGGGGAAGCGAACGGCGAAGAGCCGAAGGGCCGCACGCCCGAAGAGCGCGAAGCAATCCGCAAATCCCGCAAAAACCGCAAAACCAACTAATTGAAAAGGAGCCAACAATGGCAACTTCTCTTACTAAGAAAGGCATCCTGGCCGCGTCTGACAAGGTTATCGTCGCCGCGCGCCCGGCCCTGGAAATCGTCAAGAATTTCACGCTTGATTTGAGCGACGCCGCCGTCAAGAAAGGCACGGGCGTTGTCGTGGATGTTGCCGTGTCTTCGGCGGAGGATTTCGTCAAGGGCACGAACAACTACAAGCACGCGACGGGAACGGTTACGCCCGTTACCGTGCCCGTGAACATCCGCAAGAAGTCTACCTTCTCGCTGGATGACATGGACGCAATCGACGATGAGACTTCCCATCTTTGGGATAAGTTCGCGCCGACGGCGGGCCGTGCCGTGGGAAGCGCGATCATCGGCGCCGTCACAAGCCTTCTTTCGTATTCGTCTCGCATGACGAACACGCACACGCTCGGCGGTTCCACGCTCAAAGACTTCTTCGCTCTTCGCGCGTTCATGGAGAATCAGGGCATTGACCCGGCGACGGTGGTTGCGCTGCTTGCGCCCACGACTTACACCGATCTTTGCGCCGTGCTGAATGCGGGCGTTGTCGGTGACGGTTCCGTGGTGCGTGGTGCCATCATCGGGCAGGCGCTCGGCTTGAAGGCCATTTACAGCGCGCCGACGATTTCCAATGCGTCCGCCGCTGACGCCACGAAGGGCGTTGGCTGGCTGGTTCCCGAAAACGCGCTGGCAATCGCCAATCGTACCGTGCAGCCCATCAAGGGCAAGCCCGGCGGTGAGACGCTTGAATTCGGCACGTTCACGGACGAGGTGAGCGGCTTGAATCTCACGGAGCGCGTCGTTTACGATTCCGGCGACGGCGAATGCTTCTGGACGAGCGAATGCCTCTTCGGCGCGAAGCTGACGCGCGAGATCAACAGCGGCACGCCGAACGGCGCGCCCGGCATCTACCAGGTGCTTGTGAGCTAGTAGAAACGCTACGCACACACGGCGCACGGGCCGACGCATGACGGCCCGTGCGCCACGCGCCGAAACTGAAAGGAAAGTGACAATGAAAAAAGCAGTTGCAAGCATTCTCATTCTGTGCGCCGTCTGCGCGCACGCGGCCCGCGTCATGTCCATTCGGCCCGGCGAGACGAATCAAGTTGTGAGCGGGCGCGTTTTGGCCGTGGAAGCGCTGACCGTACAGGCCGCACAGGCCGTCACGCTTTACGGCGTCAACAGCGTGACGGAGCAGACGAACGGCACGCAGATCGTCGTGCATCCGGCAACGAATTACTACGTTTGCGCGTCAAACGTATTGAACGCCGCGACGAATGTTGTAATGTACACCGCGCCCGTCTGGGGCAGCATGGCATGGCCGAATCAGAAGCTTATCTGGATTTCGACGAATGACGTATCATGGGCCGTGACGAACACATGGCGCGCGCCCAAAGTGACATACGGCGTATCCACGAATCTATGGAGCGGCACGGCAAGCGGGCATTACATCAAGGCCGCGCCGTCCGGCTTGTATCTCATAGGCGGCAGCATCTACATGACCGGCGGCGGCGTAGATGACCGCATGAACATTCTGATTGGGGATTAGCGCCGTGGAGCTGTTCCGTCCATGCGACACGCGAGCATTCGGCCCGTTTTTCGACACGCACGCGCGCCTGACAGGCACGCGGCGTGCCGGGGCCGCCGTGCGCACGATAGACGGAACATTCCCGGCGTGCATCATCCACAACGGATATGATGAAGTCATCGGCGAGACGGGCACGGCGTCCACGGTGCGCACGGTGACGATCTACATCCCGCGCACGGGGCCGGAAGCCTGGCGCGATCAAACGCCGCCGCAACGCGGTGACACGGTGCGCCCGCTTGCGGGCGGCGCATTCAAGATCACGAGCGTTGACGCCACGGACGCCACGCAATACACGATGGAGGCGCGGGAAACATGAAGCCTGATTTCTCCGTCGTGGCCACATGGGGCAAGGATAGGCCCATTGAAGAGCTGAATCGCCTGATTGACCGGCGCATCCGTCAGTTGAACGAGACGCCGAAGGATACGCTTTACGCCATGGCCAATACCGTGTTGCGTTCCCTGGGGCCGCTCATGCGCGTTGCAAGGCCGAAGAACAAACAGACGCTGGCCAATTCGTATGAGATACAGGACACGGGCCTTGTGATGGGCCGTCAGCGGCAGCCGAACGGCGGATGGAAGTACAGGCCGCATCATCCCGGCCAGAACGACTACAATCCCGCGATCCGACCCGTCGTGCTGTGGGGCGGCGGCGTTCCGTCTCACCGCGTGCGCGTGTTCCGCGTCACGCCGCGTTTCGGAGAAGACCGGCGCACATGGGCGAAGAATCTCCACAAGGGATGCTGGTACATCGCGGCGTACAACGAAAGCGCCGCGCGCAGCTACACGGAGAAATCCCTGATGAAGCCCGCAATCGAGAAGTACGCGGGCCTGGCGCGCGTGGCAATCGCGGCCTTGCGGAAATCCCTTGCAATCGGACAGGCCAACGGCGAGGGCACGGCGTCGGAGCGCTCCATCGCGCTTGCCGCGAAGCTGGCGAAGACGTACTTCATGGAGACGGAAGGCCGCGCCGTGCTGGACGTGAAGAGCGAGCTTTCCTACGGGCGCGCGGCCATGCAAGATCCGTCCGCCATGGAATACGCCCTGGCGAAAGCGGCCAATTCGGTGGCCGGGTATCTGCGCGCGAAGGCAAAGGGATTTCTTGACCCCGAAATCGAGACGCCATTTCCCGAAATCTCACGCAACGGGAGCCTACGCCAATGATTGAGCAAGATCTACAGAGTAAAGTTGTGAACGCCCTGGAGGCGCTTGGATTCGCCGACATGGTGATTCGCGGAAACTACATGGCCGCCGCCGTGGGCGAAGTCATGGGCGAAGAAGATCCGAAGGCGGACATCCTGGCCGACGTGTACACTGGAAATCGCATGGCCGATGATTTCGGCTGGCTGTGCCCGATAAGCATCCAATTCTCCATCGGCCTTGTGTTTCGCGCGGAGGCGTACCCGGACGCCGGGCGCGTGGCCGCCGTGATGGGGCCGATTCTTGACATGGTGACGGCGTGGGCGCGCGAAACGGACGGCGTGGAGAGCGCGCAGCCGGGCGTTCTGGAAACGGCGCAATTCATGCCGGGCGGCGTCCGTCAAGACGGCGGGCAAGGGGTTTACTTTGACGGAGCGTCATCCGCGTGGCGCGCCGCCGTCAACTTCACGATTCGCGGAAGGATCAAAAGCTAAAAGGAGGCCAATATGGCATTCAATACTGTATTAGACTACTTCGGCCTTGCAGACGGCGCGAAGTTGGCGTGCAAAAGCGCAACGGAGAACGCGAGCGCAACCGTCGTGGAAGCGCCGTTGAACGACGCGGGCGAGGTGCCCGCGCACGAAGTGCTGGAAACGCAGCGCGCGCCGTCGTGCGAATATGAGATGCTTGCCGCGTGGGCGCGCGGAGCGGAATCTACGCCCGATCCCGTCCAGTTGGGCGGCGTTTCGACTGCCGACGATAAGACGTTCATCCTTACCGGCCTGAACATCAACACGCAAGCCGGAAGCCCGCCCGCAATCAGCGCAAGCGGAACGCAAGTCAAGACGGGCGCGACGGAGGGCGACACGTTCGACATCCCGGCATTCTCCGTGCTGTTCAAACACACGGCGCAAATCCTTTGGAGCGCGTTCACGCTTTCGGGATCTGGCGTTCACCTGACAACGGCCAACTACGCCGCGAGCGTCACGCCGTCGAAAGGCACGGTGAACGGCGGCACGGTATCGCATGACGTGGTGAGCGGGCGCATTACGGCGCAGCTCACGATTTCGCAGACGGGCGACACCGCGCCCACGCTCGCGCCCGGCACGGGATGGAACGTGACCGCGCCGCTCACGAAGACGAAGACGGACGCGCAATATCCGTCGTGGACTTGCACGCTGACGAAGTACCTGACGAAGACCATCAAACAGGCCAATTCGTAATGGTATCCCTTGCGGCCATAGAAGAGGCGGAGCGCCTTGCGGCGGAGGGCACGCCGCTTCTGCCGCGCGAAATCGTGCGGCTGAACGCGCTCGGCCTTGCTATGGAGCGTGGCGAGCGCGAAAGCGTGGCGTGCGCCCTTCCGCGCGTTGCTTTCCTGGGCGATGTCTGCTTGCGAGAGCCGACATTGGGCCATGAGATGTGGCTGGATGAAGCGCGGCGATATGCGGACTTCACGGACGTTGACACGTCCCTTGCCATGCACGCGCTCGCCTTTACGATCCACGACCCCGACGATCTGCCGAAGCTCAATAAAGTTGACATCTTCTGCGCAATGCGGAAGCTGCAAAAGCGCTTGCGCATCTACACGCCGCGCCAGATTGCGGCGGCGTGCCGCTGGGTGACGGAGGGCCGCGATCCGCGTTCATTCGAGTATGCGCCGCCGCGCAAGGGAGAGAAACCGCTGGATGAGAGCTATTCCGTTCCCGTGGGAATCATACTTGACGGCGTGGCCATAGCAACCGGCCTATCCGTTGGAGACGCGCGCCACATGACGCGCGCGCAGCTTTACCGTGTCGAGGATTCCGCAATGAAACTGCGTGGCCGTGACATCGGCGACGGCGCAACAGAGACGGCGCGCGGCGACTTCTACGCCGCTCTTGACGAGATGACGGCAAAGGCGAAGGAGCGCGCGGGCAATGGCTGATACCACACTCCATTTCAAGCTTGGATCAACTTTTGACGGCAGCGGGTTCGCGGCGGCGTCAAAGGAGATAGAGAAAGCCGGAAAGGCCGGGAAGAAGCTTTCAGGCGCAATGGGTAACATCATCGGCGAGGCGCAGAAACTTGAGGGCGCGCTTGGGAAGACTGCCGGAGCCGTTGGGAACGTAGTAAACGGATTTGCCCAAATGGGCATCGTGGGCGGCATCATGGCAGGCGTGAAGTCTGCATTGGATTGGTTTTTCAGTTCATGGCAGGAAGAACTTGACAAGACACTTGAGAAGACGAGAGAGGCGGCATCTTACGCCGAGCGCAGACTACAGGCAATGGTTGACAGGCACGTGAAGAGCGTTCATGACGCAAACGAGGCCACGCGCACGATGGGCGCGGAGGCCGTCAAGCAGTTTGATGATGTTGTGGCAGCTGCCGTCAAGGCAAGTCAGCTCATTGCGCAGACGGACATTGCACGCGGACAGCATTCAATTGCGTCCGTCCAGGTGGAAAAACTGAATGCCATGATAAAGGAGGAAACGGACGCCGGAAAGGCGCTTGTTTCGGCGAAGTATGACTTGAAAATCGCAAACATGAAAGCCGCACAAATGGAAGAGCGCGCCGTAACGTCATCGGAAGCGGCGCGCAAGGCCGTGGATGCGGCGCGTGATCGGCAGGAGAAGGCGAAGAATCAAGTTGCGCTTGCAGAGATTGCGCTTGCAAAAGCGAGGGAAAAGGAAACTGCATTCGTCCATCAAGATTCAGCGGCAAAGGCAAAACTTGCGGTGGAGGTCAAGGCGGCAGAGAATGCTTACAAGGAAGCGCTGAGGAATCAGCGCCTATCTGCGCAGGGCATATCAGATGCGGAGGAACGCTTGCGCGAGGCAGAAATCAAACAGGCCACGGCCCGCGAGGAAGGCCACGCCGCGATACTACAGGCGAAAATGGCCCTTGACAAAGTAAACGAGGCAGAGCGCAAGGCGGCGGAAGCGCGCGAGAAAGAGGCGAAAGCGGCGGAAGAGGCGGCGCGCCTGGATGCGGAAAAGAGATATCATGACGATGTGACGCAAGATCAGGGCAATGCCAGGATCAAGGCCCTGACTGACAGCATCGAAGAGCTGACGGGCGAGATAAAGAAGATTGACAAGTCTCTTGCAGACGTGAAAGAGGGCATGGAAACTGACGCCCGCGTGAAGAACGGCACATTTGGCGAATACAAATACTCCATTGGCCCGGACGGAACGCCTGACAACTTCATTGACTGGCAGCGCGCCATGCGCTTTGCGGAGCGCGCGGAGCATGACCGCAAGACTAAGGCGCGCCGTGATTCGCAATTCCAGGAGAAGATGAAGAACTTGCAGGATAAGCTAGACAAGCGCGGGGAAAAGGCGCTGACTGACCGCGAGAAAGAGGCGCTGAAACGGTGGAACGAGTATCAGGACGCAAAGAACGGGCGCGAACGTCGCGAACAGGAAATCAAGCAGAAGCAGATGGAGATTGACAGGACGCGGCAGCAAATGGCAAAGGACATCCATGAATCACGCGATCTGCTGAAACAGGCCCTGGAGTTATCATAGGAGAACGCCGCCATGATTGTATTCATTTCCGTTAAAGTGAGCGCAGGGCACGCGGACTTCCCGCTTGCGCCGCTTGCGCTTCCCCTGGGCAGCAGCTGGACGCTTGTAGTCGTGGATTTGCCGCGCCGTGCGGGCGTTTCAATCGCCGGCGGCACGATTTCCATTGTGGACGTTGGCGGCATCGTACACGCGGCGGAATGCGCATTTAACGGCAACCGTCTGACGGCCACGTTCAATCCGTCTGACTTCCCGACGGACGCGGGCGAAGTGACGCAGGGCGGAATCGTCATCAAGGCCACGGGCACGGATGAAAACGGCGACGCCGCAGAATGGACGCTTGGACAGGGCAGCGTTGCGTATCAGGCCACGGAGGACGGCGTGACGGATCGGGGCGAAGTGCGGATGATGCGCCTCTTGGACACCGTGCCGGAAGAGCCGTTAGAGGGCGATTGTTGCTACTTCGCCGGGGATGGCGTGTTCAAAGTCTACTTCGGCGGCGGATGGGTAGTCTGGGGCGCGAAAGGCGACAAGGGCGACACGGGCGCAACCGGCGCAACCGGCGCGCAGGGGCCGAAAGGCGACACGGGCGCAACCGGCGCAACCGGCGCGCAAGGGCCGAAAGGCGACAAGGGCGACAAGGGCGACAAAGGCGACACGGGCGCAACCGGCGCAACCGGCGCAACCGGCGCGCAAGGGCCGCAGGGGCCAACAGGGCCGCAGGGCGCGAAAGGCGACACGGGCGCAAAAGGCGACACCGGCGCGAAAGGCGACAAAGGCGACAAGGGCGACAAGGGCGACAAGGGGGACAAGGGCGACACGGGCGCAACCGGCGCAACCGGCGCAACCGGCGCGCAAGGGCCGCAGGGGCCAACAGGGCCGCAGGGCGCAACCGGCGCGAAAGGCGACACGGGCGCGCAAGGGCCGAAAGGCGACAAGGGCGACAAAGGCGACAAAGGCGACAAGGGCGACAAGGGCGACACCGGGGCCACGGGCCCGACGGGCGCAACGGGATCACAAGGCCCGAAAGGCGACAAGGGCGATCCGGGCGACGCTTCCGCCGTTTTCGCCGGGCGGACGTTCGCGCTGGATTCGCTGGATGATGTCTATTCGGCAGTAGAGCAGATTATTGAGGCCATGGGAGGTGAAGTGGAATGAAAAGGATTCTTCTTATTCTGGCGGCGTGCGCGTGTGCGTGCGCGTGGGCGGGCGTTGCGTCCGCGCGTCTCGGTTCGCTGGGGCGCAATGACACCGTGGTGACGAACGTCACGGATGTGACGCCCGGCAACTATGAGACGGTGAGCAATCGCGCCATGACGGCATCCAATTATACGGACGCCGTGGCGGACACGTTGCGCGGCAAGGGGGATTTGACCGTTTACGGATACGGGCCTTTCATCGCATATTCGTATAATGGCGTTACCCTATCTCCGCCGGTGCGGATGAATTACACTACCATTGCCTATTCCGGCGGAGGTTCCGGAGTTGGATGGTTGAGCGAATCAGAGATAAATGGATCTTACGTGTTCATTCTAGGTAGCTTGCTAGAAGTAGAGTATTTGGCGAAATCTGGGGATGAGTACATTGCCGGAAGCGGGGATACCGTTTCTAAATCGGCAGACGGAAAAACAATTACTTCTTTGGGAAGTCAGGACGTTGACATCCGCCGTGAATCTACCGGCATGGACTATCCGACGAATAACAGACTTGCGACAACGAATGACATCCCGCGCACGGCGGGCGACGTGGGCGCTTATCCGGCGGCGAGCGGCAGCGCGTTGGAATCCGGGAAGCAAGACAGATTGCCCTATCCCACGAACGCGATCCCCTTCTCCGCGATTGACGGCGCGCCGTCCGGCGGGCAAGAGTGGAATATCGTAAACGTCACCAACATGATGCAATACGTCACGAATGGCATGGTGAATGCCGTTTGGCACGATGACGCATCAATTAATACGTCTAGTGGCTGGCCTGACGGCGCTTCTGTGTTCGCGCGCGTAAAAGTTGAGGGCATATACTATATGTATGAGCATATTCGCCTTGTCGGATACGGCACATGGCCGACGAATGACTTTCAATCCGTTTGGTGGCGGAGCGGTACGAACATCTATGTAAATGTCATCCTGGAGGAATAGCCGATGAAACGCGCAATCGTCATGTTGTTGTCCGCTTGCTGCCTGGCAGCTTGCGCGGCGGATTTATTCGTCTTCTCCGCCGACGGCGTGGAAGTTGGCAGCAAGCCGCGCGAACTTCCCGCGCAGGGATTCAACCGGGCAACAGGGCAAGTGGTAGTTGGATTGCACGCGCGCACGGACGCGGAGCGCGCCGCGTGCGGATGGTGGAGAATCATCGAGACGCCGAAACCGGGGATTGTATTCTCAAATGAGTATTGGGCCGTGACCGGCTACACGTTCACGAACAGCGTTGCATATCAGGCATGGGGCCGGAAGTGGCGCAAAGTGACGCCGCGCCGTTTTAGCAAGATGCTGATTGTGGCGGCGCTGACGCGGGAGGGAGTTTGGCCGCAAGTGAAAGCGTGGATTGACGCGCAGGGCCTGACGGATCTCTATTTGGCCGCGCAGGACTTCGCGGAAGACAACGCCTATTTTGCGCAGGGCAAGGCCGCGATCCAGGCGGCGCTCGGCTGGACGGATGCGCAAGTTGACGCCATTCTCAAAGAGGCGGAAATCAAAGGAAACGGCAGATGAGGCGTGCGGCGTCCATATTCGCACTTCTCGGCGCGCTGGCGGCGCTTGCGGTTGATCCGGCGCTGCTCATTCGCACGCATACTGACCCTTCCCGGATGTTCGCCGTGCCGAACGTGCGATCCGTTGACGTAATGACGGCGTACCTGAATGGCGGCGAAGAGGGATTTACGGCAGTTGCGTGGATCTGTATCCATCCGACGAACGCCGTATATGTGAATGCAGCGCATACGTTGTGGAGCGTGAAACCGGCGCGCGCCACTCGCGAGGGCGGCGCGGAGCTTCCCGCAATCATGGACTATCAGACGGTGACGGACAACAGCGGCGGCACATTCGCAAATCCGCATTATGAATGCCCTGAAACGCTTGAAAATCAATGGGGTTATGGTTGCTACTGCGTGAACATCGAAACGCCCGTTGACGTGACGGTTACAATTGCGGGAGCGGAGCGGAGCGTTGCCGCGTCCAATGGAGTAAAGCAGGCTTTCAACATCCTTGGAACGGCGGCGGATTACTCATGGAGCGTCACGGGGCCGACGGGCGGCGCAACGCCGGTGAAGTTTGGATTCGGTATCAATCCGCTTGTCGAGCATTATGGCGTCATGTGCCAACCTGGACGAACAGAATTCGCATCTCAAGAAGTGCCTGGCGGGCCGATGGTGCCGACAATCACGAATGAATGGATGATGGTTGCGGCGCAAGCGCGCATTGAATCCGGCGGGAAGATGACCGGGCGGATGGCATACTTCACATGGGGCAGCGAGATATTCCCGCAGACATGGCAGACAAACACCGTTGAAGCAACGCATTTTGATAAGGATTCGCGCGTCCGCATTTCAATGATGTTTTTCGGCGTCATGGACACAACGCGCGATTTCTACGGCATGAAGCTCTTTCCGTACTGCCTATCCGATGACGAATTGCGGAATGTCCGGGATCTGGACATGTTCGAGATGCAGCGGCGCGGAATGACAAGATGGAGGGCGCAGTAATGAATGACGAAGAGAAACAGGCCATGCTTGATAAGATGTGCGACAAGGGGCTAAATGTCGAAGAGCTGACAGAAGAGCAGTTTGACGGCCTCTTGGATGCCCTTGCAAGGATGTTTTCGGCGCGCATTATGAACTGCGTTGACGCATCTGGACGGAAAGATAGGGAGTGGGGCACGCTATCCGGCGTGTTTCGTCGTGTCATTCGTGAGCGGAGGGCGCAGTAAATGGGCGACGAAGCAGCAAAGGAGCTTTTCGGACTTGTCCGCGAAGTCAAGGCGGAGCTTGCGGAGCTACGCGCCACGCTTACGCGCATGGAACAGGATCGGAAGGATCACGAAGAGCGCTTGCGCAAGCTGGAAGAGAAAGAGGCGAAGCGCAGCGGCGTGCTTGCGGCGGCGTCCATCATCGGCGGATTGATCGTTTCCGGCCTGGCGTGGCTTGTGAAGATTCTGACAGGGCAAAACTAATGGAAATCATCGGAGCGCAAAAGCCTGAATACAAGGCGATTCCGAACACGGGCGGCGAGAAGTTCATCTTGACCGCGCCGTGGACGGTGGTAATCGTCTGGGATTTCGGCTACACGCGCCTGACCATCAAGCCGGGATTCGTCACGGACTTTGCGAGCATTCCGCCGATGTTCCGGCGCATTGCTGGCAAGCCAACTGACGATCCGCGCTGCCGTCTCGCCCTTCTGCATGATTGGCTTTACGCCGTCAAGATCGTGCCGCGCGCAACGGCGGATGAAATCTACTGCGACGGCTGCCGTTGCGTGGGCATCGGCGTTTGCAAGCGCAATTTTGAATGGGCCATTCTGCGCTGTTTCGGCGGCGCTGCCTGGCGCGAGCATGACGAAGCGGACAGGGCGCACGCGCTTGACCGTTCCGTGATTGAGGATCATTTCGACATTCCGCAAGATGAGCTTGCGGCAATCGTGAAAAAGGAGAAAGCGAAGTATGAAAAGGAAAATGTTTAGAATCGTTGCCCTTCTGGGCGTGTCCGTTGTCATGTGCGCCGGATGTCAGACGCGCATAACGGCGGAGAAGTTCGCGGAAGTGGCGCATCCCATCCAGGCCGTCGTGCAGACAAACGGCGTTGACGTTGTTATCACTACCGGCTACATGGTGACAAGCGGCGGATGGTATGCAACGGCGCGCTCGCCCTTGTACGCAAAGGAAGAGTTGCGCGGCCTGAATATCGGCGTTTCGACGAATGGCACGGTATCCCTGGCGCTTGATTCGTATGATAGGGATTTGTCCACGAATGCCGTTGTCATGGTGAAGACGATTTTTGACGGATCGGCCAATCTGGCGCTTGCCGTGGCAAAGGCGTATGCGACGATTTCCACCGGCGGCGCAACTGACGCATCAAGCGCGCTTGTTTCAAAAGTAGTGAGCTACTTCAAAAGCAAGGGCGGCGACGCGGCGAAGAGTACCGTCACGGCAGAGGGCGACAAAATCACCGTCACGGACGGCACGACGTGCGTACAATGCGACGCCGCAGGGAATTGCACGGATTGCAGCTTCACCACAAACTGAATGCGCCGGGCCGCCGGTGCGCCGTCAGCAAGGAGGGCGTGAATCATGCTAAACTACTATGATGACAGAAACAAGGAAGAAGATTCACTTCTGGATGAGCAAATCACCATGGAGATTGATTCACGCTCCGGCAATTCCGGCAACATGTACAATTGGAAGATCACGCGCCGCCGCACGAAGGAATACAAGTACGTTGGCATGGACAGGGCCACGGCGAAGCTGTGCATTGCCGCAAAGCGCTCGCAGTATCTTCGCACGTTCTACACGTGGACATTCAAGAATGGCCGATGGGTGCAGAATCGAGACGCCGCGAGCATGTACAAGCAGAGCGTGGCGAACATCAAGCCGCAGCGCATGACGGGCAGCATGTGGAATGTCGTCATCCAGGTGGATGAGACGTGCATCTGCTACGTGCGCGCGGACGCGGCGGGATCTGGAATACTTGACCCTGGCGCAGCGGTTGACGCCAATTGCGGCAGCGCTTCATGGAGCTATGACGAATAATGAAATGCCCGCGCACAATTCCCTTTCTCCATCCCGGCCTTGCGCTCGGAGCAAAGCGCCATGAGGGATTTGCAGAGGCGTGGAATTGGCTTATCCATTCGTTTTGGCACATGACGCTGGGCGACGGCCTGAAATGGAAAGACAAATGGCAGGGATATCCCGAAATCCATCTTGCCATTGAGGCCGGGGAGGGAATAAACGTCAAGTATGAGGGCGGAAAGGTGATTATCTCCACGGGCGATGGCGAGACGGAAGAAGACGATTATTCTTCAAGCGGCGGCGGCACGGTGCCCGGCGACGATGGCGGCGAAGGTGGCGGCAGCGGCGGCGGCGGCGCTGGCGGCGGCGGCCACGGTGATGGCACGGTTGGCGGCGGCGGCGGCGGCGGAGCCGGCGGCGGTGCCGGTGGCGGCGGCGGCAGCGGCGGCGGCGACGACGGTGGCACGTCGTGCAATGAGTTTTCGGGCGATCTTGAAAACGGAGATGGAGATCCCGGATTAGGAAATGACGGCGATAACTGTTCCGTGCTGAATGGTTGGTAATGAAAGGAAAATGACATGTCTACTCTAAACTTGCCTTGCGTGCGTTTCGTCAAGCGCGTGACCAACGGCGCGCTCTTCTCTAAGTATTCGTATCTGTCCATGATGGCGCAGAATGCGGCGGCGCTTGAAAGCGCGCCATGGCGCATGGCGGAAACGCCCATCCGGGAAGTCACAATGCCCGTTAACAAGGTGACGCAGACGGATGCGGAATATGACGAATCGGGCGTGATGACAAAAGCGCCGTCATTCACGGCGTTTACGAATGAGGCATTCGATGCCTATCAGCAAGGCGGCGACGCGCGCGCGGAAACGGCCATGATGTGCGGATACGCCGGTTGCGTGGCGTATCGGTTTAATATGCCCGCGTCCGCTTCATCCGTGCCGCTTGAAAGCATATCCCTTCTCATATCGCGGGATCGTTACTGCCGCGCTGGCGTGCGCGTGGCCGTGGTGCTATCGAATGACGCCGCGCCGTCTAATGATTGGGCCGTCGTGCGCAACGGCGACAGCGGCGCAATCGTGAGCGCGCACACGTCAAGCGACGTTGACGGCGTGGCGTCATGGGGATTCCTGGCGCAAAGCGGCATCGGCAATCTGATATCCAGCAGGGCCGCCGAAAGCGCGCTTGTGTTCAATGCGACGGCGTTCCCGGCGCTTGCCACGACGGGCAAGGCGTATGTCTGGGTTTACCTGACATTGGAGGATTACACATCGTATTGGACGATGTACAACGCGAAAGATCCGCGTTACTATTCGATTGAAGGTTCAGCGCGCCTTGTGGCGTCTGCGTGTGCGTTTGTGTTCGCGTCTTCTGTTTCGGAAGATGCCGAATCCTGGACGGGAGCGCAAGCCATGACGCATGACCTGGCAATGGAACACATGCACACAAAACAGCTTGGAATTACAGCCGCGCAGCTTGCGCGCTACGGCAGCATTCTACGCACGCGCCTATCCAGCGCGGCGCTGTTCGCTGATTCCAATGTTTCCGTTCCGCTTGCCCTTGCCGTGGAAAGGCTACAGGCAAAGGCAATCTTCGACGGCGATCAATACCCGTTCGGAAGGACTGTTCCGCTGTCGGTCAAAAACACCGAAATTGGAGTGATTGCCGGAACGCGGCAGCCGCTGGAGCTGAATAACGATGACGAATACATCGTATCTGACAACACCACATTCAAGATCTATGCGGAAGTTGCGCATTACGGGGCGCAAGAGCATGACGGCGGATTTGACGGCGCGGACGGCAATGGATATGCCGCCGCGTGGATTGCGTGGCGTTACAGGCCGTATTGCGTGCCGTCTGGAAAGCAATCCTACACGCGGATGAAGATCGTTATCGGTTCATGCACGGTATCTTCCGGCATGTATTGTGATCTGCTGGTATGGAAAACGACGAGCAAAGACTGCTATGGGCCGTTTTACGGCGCGGCATTCGCGGCGCTTGCGGCCAATCCGGCATTCTTCACGGGATCGGCCTCTTCCGTCAGCGGCACATTCACCGGCGACGGCGAGGATGCCGTTTCCGTCACGGCGTCCGCTTCCCTGATTCAGCGCCTGGATTTCAGCGCCGTGGCAACGGGCGATTACGTCTTTGATCTTGATTCTGCCGTCAAGCCTGGCGAAGTGCTGATATTCGTGCCGTCCGTGAAAATCGGAACGCATGACGCATCTAATCAGGCCGACAAAATCAGCTTTGACATTGATCAACCGTACATCTACTTTGCATAATTTGCAGAGCGGCGCACGCTGCATTTCACGCAGTATCGTGCGCCCTTTTCAGACATTATTTGTTTTTGCCATCAATTTGAATAATCTCATTTTCAACGCCGTCTAGTTCTTTAGTCAATTCTTCAAGTCTCTTTACCTGATCTACGTCTGCCGGTTGAGAAAGTATGTTTTTTACTTTTGCAATCGTCACTTCTCTTTTCAAATGCCCTGGCTTGTTTCCGGCATTAGCAATAGATGTCATTTGTTCTATGCAATCAACTCTCCGTGATATCGATTTGCGCATTGCCACAACTTTCACAAGATCGGCGCGCTCCTTATCCTTGCCGCATCCTGACACGAATAGTGCAGCAGCGCAAGCCGCAATGATAATGGATTTTGAAAACATGTCTGTTACTCCTTTTGTGTTTTGGCACAAGATACCAAAACACCGCGCGGAAGTCACGCCGGAATCATAGGAAAACTTTTTTAAACTTTTTTCATTTTGCCCTTGCGCTTTCGTCTGTGCTTTGATACAATGCGCGCCGAACGGAAATCAGATCATGATGACGGCATCGGAATACTCATTCATGAATGACGCACGCAAGCGAGATTATGCGCTTGCCGTGGATGTCATGGAGAATCTATGCCGTGATTCGATCTCCATTCTACACCGTATGCAGACGGCGCTCTTCAATGGCGACAATGGCCGCGCAGAATATGAGCGGTACGAAATCGCCCTTATGATGAAACGCAATGAGATCTTCGCGCGGCAGTTTGAGTATCAGATGGCCGGGATCAACATTCAGATTTCAACCGATGACAGCGGCACGCCTATACGTGTGCGCCGTCCAGGCGGATTCGTATCACTTGAAATGCTGGCCGCAAAGGCGGCGGCACAGATGGCACGCGCTGAAGAAGCGCAAGAGACGATTCCAGAAGACGGCAATACTCCCCTTCCCGCACGCAAGAGCGCCGCCGCACGAATGAGGCATTGACAAGATGAACATTGACAAACGCGCACAAGAGATTAATAAGTTTTATGGCGTAGAAAAGGCCCATCCCCCTTCTCCGTCTGAATCGGCACGCCATGCCGCAAACGCACGCTGGAAGGATCGTGGCGGCCCTTCTACCACAATCCGCGTGTCCGTAGGCGTTGCCGAACGCCTGACGGCAGAAATCCCGCAGCCGGAAAGACGCCCCTTCTGCGACGCCGCTATCACGGAAGCCCTTGATAAGCGCCTCCCTTCTACGCAATCCAATTCTGATTCACTAGATAAGCAACGGCATTGTAACAATGCCTAATACACGTTATGTCAACTAGCCAACACCACATCAAAACAAAAGGAAAAATCAATGACCTATCCCCTCTTCAACTCCTACCACAAGATCATGCCCACGCGCCCGATGGTGCGCCGGGTATCCAGGCATCCGCGCGCCGACATCATCTTTGCCGCCATTGGGATTTGCGTCTGTGCCATGTTCGCCGTCTACATTGCTGTTCATCTTTTGATTGGCCTGGTAGAGTTTAGAGCGATTGAACAGGCACACGATGAACGCATGAATGATGACGGCGACCATATCCATTGTCGTGGGAAACTTTGGAGCGCAAACGCGCGCGCGATTGATTTTTCAAAATGGGATGACTAAACCATGAGAAATCGCATTTCACGTCAGCCGGTTCTGTCCGTCGCTTCAACGTCCGCCATCCTGGCCGGATTTCGTGGCAAAGTTATCAACAATATGCCCCCCCGGCATAGGTTCTGTCAAAGTTCAAACCTTCCCCATAGCGCCCGCGACAGTGAGCGGGAAAGACTGAGTAACGAAAATTGGAGGAAAATCCCATGAATAAACGAGACATCGAGAACGGGGCCGCCGCCACGCCGAAGCGTGCGCAGGGCACGGCCAGACGCACGCCTACGGCCCGCCACGCGCCCGCCGTGCCTACGGCGTCCATTGAGCCGCGGATGCGCGCGGACGCAATCTATGCCCTTCTGCGCTCAATCCATGACGAGCTGCGGATGATGCGTCAATCCGTGGAGCTGATGCGGGATCGTCAGCTCATGGCCGCGTCAATCGGCGGGATTGATTCTTCCCGCTTCTGCAACGCGCCCGCCGGACTGATTGACGCCGCCATAGAATACGCAATCCTGGCGGAGCGGAAGACGGGAAAGGCGTTGGAGGGCATTAGAATTGGACGCGCCATGGATGCCGCGAAGAAAGCGGCTGGAGTGTGACCATGGACGTGATGATTCTTGGCGAATGGTACGAGAGCGTTCGGGGATTGCCTGACCGTGACCGTCTGGCATGGTTCGATGGGATCTTCCGATACGCGAACGACGGCACGCTTCCGGC